TCTTTGTCGATATTCGCCAACAAACTTGTGACAACATAAAAGATAGGCACTCCATTAGATGCATCACATGATGATATATCAACATTGAAACCAAACCGGACGCCATTAACGCAACCGGCGTAACACGAGTCATCTGAATAAAAGGCTACACACAAATAATTATCCACACGTTGTGTGGCATTTATAAGCTCTTCAAATAACAAGGCCAATTCTGTAGTCTTAGGTAATGTGTATGCTATTATACATACTTGTAGCTCACCAATAGAAAACATATACCAACCATTCATATGTTTTTTAGCTACATCCGGTAAACCAGGCGCTACGCAACACCCGATACCATAAGATGTGAAAACACGAGGCATTTTAGTAGCAGACCCACTAAATTTTGCTATCTCGTCTTTAACACTAATTGTGACTCTATCTTTAACCAAATTTTCTAAGACAGTGCCTTGCACCATACGTAAACGCTCCATTTTCTTAGGACTTGGTAATGCTGACCACTCAGTTCTAACGAACAATGGCATTTGCATTGATTGCCACATTGTATACAGACTATATTTTATAACATTACATGTATTATAAGTGATATCAACAATGGACTCACCTATTGTATTACGCATTTTCACAGACCAATCAAAATAAAAACTGGTTAGTGGTTTGTAATATAAAATAATTTGTTGTATCTCGACATAACTGTACACTGGGATTACAGCTATTGTGGGATAACTCCAGATGGAATACAACCAATCTGGGTCTAATAATGAAGAGGATTCACACCTTGAAACCCTCTTCACTTTGACGGACATACTTTTCATGAACGATGCATAATTTGGAAACATATTTAACTAGGCTATACTTAAATGTAACTGCCTCAATTGAAATTCCAATTCACCATCCCGAGCTTTAAAAATACGTTGCATTGCCCAATATTGGTTCCAGGTAGAATTGGAATAACGCACACTGCGAACCAAACTACACCACATATGGGTTGCTCTACCATTAGCCGGTAAATCCTCGATAACAGGACTATAAACCAGCGGTAGTGGTGGCTCGTCAAACCACTGGGCCTTTGTTAAAGGAGTAGCAACACCGTCTCTAACTATTTGAGTCCCATGCTTAATCTCAAAAGGCTCTGGAACCAAATGGGGAGGCACATCGGTGCAGGTGTGAACTTGAACAGATCCAGTCCTAACCACCAAACTTGTCAATTTAGTGACTACACCAGGCAACCTTAAGTTACTCTGTGTTGTTGTTGATTGGTTAGCGTTTAACACACCAACCCTGTAAAAAGCCTCTGTAAAATCACATATATCAGCGAAAGTATCGAGTAACACCTGTGGCATTGGGAATTTAATCTTATTTTTAAACATCCCAG